GAGCCAGACTTGTTGTTGATTAGCCAAGTCTCATTGTCAGCTACCGTAAAATCAGCAGTCTTGGTGACTGGTGCTGATGATGCGGCGTTAATCGCCGCAGTAATAGCGGCGGTGTCAACAATCGGTTGGACTTGCAAAGCCTCAACTTGCTTTTGCATTTCAGCCAGCTGAGACACTAAGGCTGAGCAGCAATCGCCCAACACGTCAGGCGCTATTAGGGTAACTACTGGTGGCAGAGTTTCAACTTCTTGCGTCAGCGTTTGCAATGCCTGATCGTACGCCGCAATTAAAGATATTGAATCAGTGCCAAGATTAACATTGTCAACAACGCCCGTGGCAATTTGATTAAGCGACAAAAAGAACAAATACCAAGCACGATCAATCAGACCCGTGCGCGGGTCGATCAGCGGCACCCGTGGCGGCGTGATCGGCGTCGGCGTAGCGTTAGGGCTAGGCATTTGTTGGACTCAGAATAAGTTCTGCGCCCATGATTGCAATCTTCACAGGATCAGTGCCAGATATTTCATAAACTCGGTCACGCAACTTAGTGGTCATGCCAAGACGCCGCCAGATTACGCGCTTGTAATATTGGCCTATCTTGCCCATAGATGCCCAATGTTCGTTTGACCATGTGTGACCGCCATCATCTGAGAAGCGCAACATGACTTGAGGGTCTTCGCCTTGGCCTAAATTGATGCCCACGCCAGACTCGCAATCGAGCTGCATCATGTGCTGGGCTGTACGGTGCAGATTATTTTGGCCAGTAGGCAGCGCACGCCAAGAGCGCAACCACTTTTGGATACTACCATTGTCGCTAAAGTCATTTAAATCAAACGAGTAAATGTTGCCGTTTTCAAAGTCGCCAACAACAATCTTGTTGTTAAACGCCATTTGGCAGTTACTACGGTGACGCGTAAAGTAGCCGTCAACAAAGCCGGCACGCTCATGCCAGGCTTGTGTGGCCGCGTCATAAACCCAAGTGGTGTTAGCGCTAGGGAAAACCAGTACATAGAAGCTGTGGCCATCTTGTTGGTATGTGTAGGCAATAGCGTCCGACATGTCGGCATACTGCTGAATCTGCCATTCAACAGCGTGGGTTGAAATACGCACGCCAGTGTAACCATTGGCGCGATAGACAATACCTTGGCCACGGCGGTCGCGGCCAAGCCAGAACAGGCCGTTGTCCATCTTGGCAACAGAGTAAGGGGCAGCACAACCCAACTCGTTAAACGCGCCTTGGATGCGTTGGAGTGGGTAGTCTGTAGCGCCAGAGTCATACCAAACTTCAATCGAGTTAGTACCAAATGCCCACACCTCGCGGAAGTTGGACGCCACGGCAATCAGGCCGTCAGGCGAGCCTTCGGTGCTGGCAAAATCGAGTGGGTCAATGGACGTACCGTCTAACAACTGGGTCACCCATAGCAATTGGCTGTTTGGCTGATTAAACACAAAATAGCCGTCTAAATAGCAAACAGTCACGGCACCTGGGAAATCCGGATCGGTGATCTGGCCAAAGGCGTTTGTGGTGTTGTTGTAAATGTAACTTGGGCCATTGGCCGCGATAAACAACTGAATGCCGTTGTCGGCCAAACTAACGGGGCCAGTGCCAGCTACAGTACCAATTAACGTAGGGACGTAAGCGTTGTTGATCTTGTACAGTTGCGTGCCAGAGACAACAAAACCAACGCCGTCGTCTGAGGAGAAAGCCCACAGACCTCGAATTGGGCCGTTGCCAACTGTTGATAACAAATTCAAACCTGGCGCGCGGTTTAGGAACGCGGGCTCTTTACCGGCCTCTGGAACAATTTCTGGAAACAGATTGACCATGCGTGCGTCCGCAGCGTTTACACTGCGGGTCACATAGGTAGAGCCTAGAATCGGCGTCTTCATTAGTAGTTACCAGCATAGATGTTGAAACGTTGGCGGTTGGCCACCAATGAGTATGGTAATGCCATGACGTCATCTGGGTTGTTAATGCGCTTCAAGTCACGCTTAGAAGTCATAGCAATACGCTGCACTTGCGGTGAAGGCTCAACACCAAACTCAGGGGCAAATTCCATAGCCAAGTTGTATGTAAACGCGCGCAGGTAGCCTGGTGGGTAGTACAAAACCGTAGACAAATCGGCGGGGCGATTTAGTTCTTCAACCGAAATAAAGTGCCACTCCAAGTTTTGTGTTGGGCGTGGGTAAACAAACATCTCAATATCAGGAAATGTCATGTTAATAAACATGACTTGCGGATATGTAGATGTTACGGTCTTAACAGCAATACCATCGTACTGCTGTTGATTGATAAATTTGATGCCATATGACACGCCATTTGGCGCTTTGAAGTATGTGGCGTCATCAAGCAAGATGGGGCGGTTGCCCACAAAGTCACCTGATGGGCCAAGCGTGCGGCTGATAAGGCTTGCAGGCCATGTAAAGACTTGATCTTGTGTGGAAAAAACAGCTAGGCGCTCAGTATTCCACGAGTCAATCATCTGGTTAAGCGCCATCAAAGCGTCTTGAGACGTGGCCGCAGAGGGTGTCTCACCTTCAGCAAGCACACCGAGAAGCCTGAGAGCGCGTTCGATTTGTTGGCCAGCGGTGTACGTTGTCATGTTTAAACCTCAGCGGTGGTTTTTCTACGGCGTTTAACTTCCAGCACGTTCACAGGAGCCGCTTCTTCAGGCTCAGAAGTCGTGTCTGGATTATAACGAGTCCAGCCGTTTTGTTCATCCATTTCTGCCTCAAGTTCCATTGTTGCAACTTTGGCGCCGTGGATGGGGTGTACGAGTGTGACGTTCATAATTTAAGAATGGGGGTAATTAGCCCCCATTTGGTTTTTAGCCGATAAGCCAAGCAGAGCCGTTACAGAAAACTGGAACGACATTGGAGCCGCCACCAACAACAGTCGCACCAATACCAGCGGTATAAGCGGTGTTTGAATTGCTAACAGCAGCGCGTGTACCAGCCAAAGCAGTAGAGGCAGTAGGCAAAGTAGCCACTGTATACAGTTTGAACTGGGCAGAGTCAAGAGCAGGATCGGAATACGCTACGCCGATTGGTTGATTATTTGCCATGATAGTTCCTTAAAAATGAGGGCCGAAGCCCCCATTTAATTTAGCCAGCAACGCGGTTAAACACAAATGTGCCGTCACCAGATTTACGAGCGCGGAAGTTGCAAGCGGCGCCAGCAACAACAGTACCAACACCACTCAAAGTAACGCCGGTGTTACCAACCAAAGTAACGGTGTTAGTTCCACCGATATTGTTGATGAAAATGTCAAAACAGCTATTGACTTTCATGCTGGAAAAAGCTGCGTCGATGTCAGTGCCCAAAGGCAAAGTCAAGTTAGCAACTGCGCCGCTGTAGGTAATCAAACCGTTTGCCAACTCAGCAGTAGTCAAAGTGGCTGCTGCTGTTTTAGCGATAGGGGCAGATTGAGTGCCCATGACGATTTCATTAAGATTGCCATCCGTAAACTGATAGCCGCCAGAACCATTAGGTAAAGCCATGATAAATTCCTTTCAATGTTAATAACAGAGACAGGGGCCGAAGCCCCGATCAATTAGCCCCAGATACGGCAGGCCATTTGTGGACGAATCGTATTGAAACCGTACAAAACGTCAATACGGCAAGGCATACGGTCATTGTTAATATCATACTGGCGCACGACACGCAAGCTGATACCGTTGTGAACAGCACGGGCGGCCATGTCAACACCTTGGGGCAACAACAAGTCAGCGGTCGCAAAAGTGATCGCATCTTTGTGGTAAACCAAGTTCTGTGCGTACTGGCTAGAAGCTGCACCAACGAACACAACAGCAGCGCCGGAAGCAGGGAAGCTGTCCACGGTGGCCAAAGCGTTAGCAGAAGTGTAGATAGGAGCAACAGTGATGTTACCAGCGCCAGAACCGTCCAAAGTCACGTTTGCGGCAGCAACGAACTGGAACAAAGAACCAGTAGACTCACGTGTCTGTGGGTTGACAGCATAGCAGCCAGCCACGGTGAACACGTCGCCAATCTTCACAGTACCAGCAGCGCCAGCACCGGTGATAGCGATGACGGTTGCGCCTTGTGCAGTCACAGAAGCAGACAAAGTGCCGCCAGTAGAGGTACGTGAGCCAGTTGTGAATTGCTTGATAGACTGAGACATGTTGATCTCGTCAAAGCCCAACACACCAGTGCCCATCATGCCGTTTTTGAATTGCTTGCTGATAGTGTCTGTAGGATTGAACAGACCTTTCATGCCTTCAACCAAGCCAGCGTTAGCAGCAGGGTTCACGGTAGCGTAACGTGGGGACATCACGGCTGCGTTCTCGTTCAGTTTCTGCTGGGCTTGCAACAAGACCAAAGAAGTAGAAGGAGTGGTGCCAGGTGTACCAACGGTATTACCAATGTTCAAATAAGCATTGGCCACGTCAGCATCAATGGAAGATGCCAACTGGCTGATACGAGGCTTCAACACACGCTCAGCGAAGTCATCCAATTGCATGGTCAATTCAGCAGATGTGAAGTTGACACCGATGTGCTTTTGGCTGGCAACGGTCAAAGTGGTGAACTGCTCGTTGTCGTCTTGAACTTGCAAGGCGGCGCCGTCAGTTACCAAAGCGCGGTCAGGTAAACGGATACGGAGGGTTGAACCAATCTTAGCACCTTCAACAGCGAAGCTGTCGTCGTACTGACGGTTCACGTTACGGGTGATCACCAGGTTGTTCTCAAGAATTTCGAGAGCCTTACGGGTGATCATGTCAATGGTCAAAATACTGTTAGACATGATAAATTCCTTTTAAAAAGTCAAAGTTTTAGCGGTTCTGCGCTTCCCACTTTTTCACTTGTCGTTTGCGCTCGGCTTCAATCCACTGCGAATCCGTCATGGTCTTGGTAGACCTTGGATCAGTAGTGTCATAAGCCGACACTCCAGCGGAGCGTGCGGTGACAGGTGAAATCGGCGCTGGCGCAGATGTTGTTTTCTTAATTGGAGGTGATGAAACCAATTTGGCTTCAATTTTTCCAATT